GTTTTTGATGTCATCACCAAGACCCGATCTGGGTACTCTACGAACCGTGCCAAATACATGGCCGAATTGCTTTGCGAGCGTCTGACAAGAAGGCAGGGGGACTTCTTTAAGAACGCCGCAATGGCGTGGGGGACGGAAACGGAACCGTATGCCAGAGAGGTATACGAGACTGACACGGGCAGCCTTGTCATTGAAACCGGATTCGTCCCTCACCCTACCATCCCAATGTCGGGAGCGTCACCAGACGGCCTTGTCGGAGATGATGGACTGATAGAGATTAAATGCCCCAATACATCCACCCACCTCGACACCCTAGCCAGTGACGAGGTTCCACCCAAATACATGGCGCAAATGCAGTGGCAGATGGCCTGTACAGGTCGCAAATGGTGCGATTTTGTCAGCTATGATCCTCGTGTACCGGCAGAATTTCGAACCTTTTCCTGCCGGGTTCCTCGTGACGAGGCTATGATTTCCAGCATGGAGACTGAGGTTTCCAAGTTTTTGGCAGAGCTTGACGCTAAGATTGATGGCCTCAAGGCTAAGTATGGGAGAGACTTCTAATGGCATACGAACAGCGTGATCTCAGCGGCGCAATCTTCAAGAACGAAAAGCGCACAACCGACAACCACCCGCAACTTACTGGCAAGGCCCTGATCGATGGGGTTGAGTACTGGGTCAGCGGATGGACCAAGAAAGACAAAAACAGCGACACATGGGTAAGCCTGAGTTTTAAGAAGAAGGAACCTAGGGCATCAGAGTCCACTACCGGCGGATGGGATGACAAAAAGAGCACCGCATCCAATTTAGGGGACGAGGACATTCCTTTCTAGTCTCGAAACAATGGTAACAAAAATGGACGAGAACCTTCCTATATCAGAGCAGTATCGGATAATTGCCAAAAAGTGGGTAGACGCAGAATCTGCGGCGTCTATCCTTGAGGAGACAAAATCCAGCCTCCTTGCCAATATGATGATTCAGCAAGGCGACATCCCTGTCAGTAGGGCAGAGATGAAGTCCAAAGCGTCTGAGTCGTGGCGTGAGTTTTTGAGGGACATGGTCGGGGCTAGGGAAGCTGCCTTGAGGTTAAAGGTCCAGCTTGAATACATCAGGATGAAATTCCACGAATGGCAATCTGCGGAAGCTACCCGTCGCGCCGAAATGAAACTCTAGGGGGATACAATGAGCAAAGATAGGGAAGAGCGTACACTCAGCGACAACGAAATCCAGCTTAAGGACGAGATTCTTGAAACTCTCGGAGGGGAATTAACTGAGGAATCTGTCACGGCTTTAGCAGCAGCTATGGTCGAGCTTATTTGCCTAACCGCACCGAACCTAGCAGCCGCTCTTGAAGCAGCAACCTCCATCGGGCTCTCTCTGATAGATGTTATCATAAAGGCGGATAAGGGTCGGGTGTGCCGTTGGCATGAGGACTACCCAGTCCAGTGAAGAGGGTACGCCTCACCGCTAAAATGCGCGTCGATATATTTTTGAGACATGATGGCATATGCCATATGTGTAAAACAAAAGTAATACCGGGCCAAGAATGGGATGTTTCACATGAAATACCTCTTGAGGCAGGAGGCTCTGACGACGCCAATAATTGGCTTGTCGCTCATCGCACTTGCCATCGTGAACACACTTCTAAGGTAGACATGCCTCTTATCGCCAAGGTGAAGCGGCAGAGAGCAAAACACCTTGGTGCCAAAACGCCATCCAAATCACCGATGCCGGGGAGCAGAAAGTCCCTCTGGAAACGGAAAATGGACGGCACAGTTGTCAGACGAAATGAAAACTGAAAGAGGAGAAAAATGAGGTTTCTTGTAACGATGAATATGCCAGCCGCGAGCGGCGCTATGGTGCATCAGTTAACTCTGGACCACCCCTCAGAGTCATGCGAGGCTCTGCGACGGTCCATGAACAGTGAGGAGTTCCTGCTGTTCCAAATGCACTACCGCCGGAAAACAGAAACCGGTGAAAGCTGGTGGGAAGATCGTGGCGAAACTATCATCAACACGCATCACATCGGCAAAGTGCAAGAATTTATCGACATGGAGGAACACGGAAGTGACGAATCACAAGGACGTTTTGGCATCCGCCGACGCAGTCTTGAAGCAGCGCGGGGAGCAGTACGGACCAGCCGACTCGATGTTTGACCGGATCAGCATCCTTGCCAGCGTTATCCTTAACAAGCCAATCTCGGCCTACGACGTTTCCATGATCATGGTTGCGTTGAAGCTGGCTCGTATGCAGGAGTCCAGAACATACGATGACAATTATGTGGACGCGATTAACTACCTAGCGTTCGCTGCCCAGTTTGCTTCTTCTGAGGAGTCGATTGGGGTCGCGGTCGAGGACGATATCAAGTCCAAGGTGGTGAATATTGGCACGGCAAAGATAGACGTAAAACCGGCTGACATAAAAATTGTCATGGAGTCAAAATAGAAAAACATGGTGGCGGCTAACGTGTCGCCACCAACTTCCCGACAGGAGAACCCAATGAAAATCAATATCAGGGACTTTGACGCTACCATCATAAAAATGTGGAGTGAGGGCAGCACCGGCCTTATGATCTCTGCGGAGATTGGATTTACCAGAAGCTCTGTTATGAGCCGGATATCAAAACTCCGTGCCAAAAAAATCATCAACGGGCCGATCCTTGATGCCCGCATGGATGCCATCAGGGCGCTTGTTGCGAAGGAAAACAGTGAAAATAAAACAACTTCACGTTTCAACCCAAACCCTATTGCGCTCCGTGCAGCTTTTGATAGTCTGAACCCAAGCAAGGGAGGGCATGTAGGATACGACGGGCTAACCAGTAAGTCGTGCCGATACGTCATCAACGAGGGGAGTGCCGCCGAGTATCTATTCTGTGGGGCGACTAAGGAAAAAGGCTCATACTGCCAACATCATCACAATCTCTGTTACGTTCCAAACTCAACGCTGAGAGCTAAATCGTACCGAGATACTAAATGGTAAAACAGAATGTCAGAAAACGACCTATCCACTATTTGGCTTTTAGAGGCCGTGCCAAAAGCATCTACTTTCAATGACATAAAAATTCAAGTCTGCAAAGAGTTCCGTCTTCCAGTGGAGTTGTTCGACAGCCCTGATCGAAGCCGAGCCATAGCAGCAGCTAGGCGTTTGGCATGGTGGCGAGCAAGGCAGTCTATGGATGCCAGTTACCCGCAACTTGGGGTGTGGTCTGGGGGCAGGGATCACACAACAGTCCACCACGGTGTCAAGCTGCTGGACCACCTGTTCCAAGGTTCAGAATACAAAGAACTATCTCGCAAACGGATACATGCCCGGAAACGTTGGCAAGAGAAGAAGTCTAGGGGTGATATATGACCCATTATCCAGCATTTATGACAAGAAAGGATCAGATATGATTGATATCAACAAGAAATACCGCACACGCGATGGCCGCGAGGTCCGTATTTACGCGATTGACGGATTGGATACCCACTCTGTGCATGGTGCCATGTATACTATTGGCGGATGGCTTTCATACACTTGGCGCAAAGATGGCAGCTATTTTTCTGACATGGATTATGCGGATGACCTGATCGAAGTGAAGCCGCGCATCAAGCGCACGGTGTGGCTGGCTCTGTATCCGCTCGACGACGTTTGGATTGTTAGCGACGATTGCACTGCGGTTGAAAAAGGTTGTCTCGCTCGCGTGAAGGTCGAGATCGACGTGGAAGAGGGAGAGGGGCTATGAGTAACTACCACGATTTGGCACGGCACCCTATCACGGGCAAGATTGCGATGGCCGACTACCTAGATGACAGCTTCGGGCACCATATTTATGGCATCCGTTTTCCGGGAGACGAGACAATCTATCGGTGCGCGGACTGCACTACAGTATCGTTGCATGAGGCTGGCGTAGAGATCGAGCGGCTGCGGGCGGCACTGTCGGAGATTGCCGAAGAATGTCGGAATACCGGATACGGCGATCCCATTGTGATGGAGCGAATGATTGACCGCATCGAAGAAACAGCCAGCGCAGCACTAGGGGAGAAGGCCGATGGTTGATCTTGATGCAATGGGCAGGGACCCGTGGCCGACGTGGCCAGTGGACAAAAAAGAGATCCGCGACTTGCTTGGCGAGATTGATTGGCTGCGGGCGCTTGCGGCCCACAATATCCAATTTGCTGAACATCATGTGGCGGAAAAATATGACGCATTGGACGAGATCGTGCGGCTGCGGGCGGCGCTGTGCCGCATCGCCCACGCGCCGCACGGAAAAATCTACTGCGCTGACGGTCACGAGGAGGCGGTGCTGATCGC